AGGCTAATGAGCATCAGCTGCTGTCCATCCTGCCCAGCGCATGTGGCCGACTGGTGCCGAGCGGAACCACGGATCCGGGTATGTCACTTGGCCGCCGGAGATCCATGCTGCCCACCACGCGAAACTGCTGTTAGAAATTAAGTGCCGGCCGAACTTCGTCATCAGCCGGAAATCGTCGATCTCCGGAAAGCGCATGACTTCTCCGGGTAGGTTCTCTTCGCACCAGTCCGGGTCGTCGCTGAACACACAGACCCGGCCGGACGGCCAGTGCTGCAAATACCATTTCCGGGCCAGCATGCCGTGGCCGCGCCACTCTTCCGCGTAGTCGCCGCGGCGGACGTGCACAGCTGTCGACGTTTCCGCTTCGACTATGGCGGCCACATCATCGATGAAGGCATCCGGTTTGAGAGTGAATGCCTCACGGATGATGTGCTTTGCCACATCAACGTAATACGAATCTTGTAGATATGGTCGGGCGGCTTCTGGTAGTCGATCGGCTAGCGTCGAAGCGTCCGTGCCCGGCCGGCCCTCGAACCATTCATCCGGCATTGAGAAGAATTCACGGTAACGCCAGTCCGGGAAATTCCATTCCTCGTCATGAAGCACAGCGATCCCGATCGTGCCAGCGATCTGCCACAGCTGGTTACCTAGCCGGCCGTTCTCGCCGAGCCTTGGATACGTCAGCATTCTTTGATCTGCGCGTATGCTCGAGCGTGGTCGACGTGTTTCGTCATCTGCAGATCGTGCACCCGGTACTGGTAGTCGATCCGGTTAGTGCCGGCGAACCGGGCACCGTTTCGGGCCGCGTTGATCCAGAACAGCCAATCGTCGTAAATGACATCTTGGAAAGGCTGATGCTCCCAGACCCAGCGGCGGAAAGGTGAGCAGCTAGCCACCAGATTCCCGGTCTTCATCAGGATCGATTCTGTGGCCCACGACAAGCCCGGATGATCCGTGCCGCGCATCCGGAAGCCGAAGCACAGTACGTCAGCGTCTGTGCCTCTCACGCCGTCTAGTGCGTGCGGCAGAAGCAGATCGTCGACGTCGAGCTTCATGATCCAGTCAGTGCCCGTGCACGCGATAGCAGCGTTCACGTTCACGGCCGGATTGCTGGCTGTGTTCTCGACGCGCACCCACAGTGGATGCAGCAGCTGGTCGACGTATCGGCGGATCTTGTCGTCGACTCCGTCGTGAGCGATCGTCACCCAGTCAGCCTCAGTCGACAGCTGGTCGATGGATTCGGCCCACTCAGGCAGGAAATACTGGTAGTGCTCGCCGATCGCTGCCGTACAAATCCCGACGCTCATAGCCAGCTCCAGAACTTCGGAGCCTGAGCGGCCATGACTTCGTGGAAGTCTCCGGGATCCCGGCGGCCGGCTTGCTTGTTTGTGTGGATCTTGCAGCCGGCGGCTTCCGCCTCGATGAGAGTCCTCGGGCAGGAGTCGAACGCTTGCGGCAGAAACACGAACCATTCGTGCCGCGCCATCTCTGAAAGAACCTGAGAGCGCGATACAGACGATAACTCCGTTAAGGGTAGGTGATTAGCCCTCGCCCAGCGTCGTGCCGCGAGAAGTCCCTTCTGAGGATGATTTCGGGCAGCCCATAAAGCCGCATGCTGTTTCTCGGCCGGTTCGACGTCGACGTCGATATGACCGTGGCACCACTCCGACTCCACCGTCGACCAGATCCGCTCGACGTTCGCGTGTGCCTCACTCATCGTCACGAACGGTTTAGCCTGAGCGAACAGTTGCGCTCGAGCCCTATTCGGCATCTGCTGATGATGCACCCACACGATCGGCGAAGTGTCCGCCAGTCGATACATCGCCTCATCAGTGAGAAGGTCAGTGCCGGTAACGATCACCCGGTCGTAGTCGAGAGCCTGCTCCCAGACGTCAGGCTGTATGACATCTATGGATATAGACGTAGGAGCCTGCTCCATCATAGCGGCATCGGTCAGCTCCGCGCCTCCGACTCCGCCCGGCAGCAGCCACGACTCGTCGACGTAGCGGGCCGTATGGTGCGTCACCCACGCCACCTTCACGTCAGATCCTCAAGCAGCGGCCGCCACATCTGGTCATAAACCGTGTCCGCGTCGTAGTTGTCGACGACGTGCCGGCGAGCCTCAGTGCTCCGCTGGCCCTTCCGTTCATACATCAGCTCGAGCGCCTGAACGATCTCCGAAACCAGCGGCATCTGGAACCACGCCATCTGCGACGCATCCCAGACCGGCTGCCCTTTAACGCTGATCCCATCGGAGACGAGCTCCGGCTGAGCGCTGAAATTGTTGACGATCACTGGAGTCTCGCAGGCTTCCGCCTCGATCACCGTGATCCCGAAGCCTTCACCCAGCGTCGGAGCGAGCAAGCAATCCATGCCCGTATACAAAGCCGCCATGACTTCGGCCGGGATTCCGATCCGATTCTGGTACTGATTGACGAAGCGGAGCTGCTCCTCGCGGATCCCACAGGCAGCGATCAGCGGATCCAGTTGGATACCGCCCATGCCGCCGTAGCGTTCCGTATGCAGATACAGGATCGCGTCTTCGTGCTTCTCAGCGAAGATCGCGAAAGCCAGCAGCTGCGCGTCGAATGCTTTACGAATCGGCGCTGTGCCCTTGTTCGCGTTCACGATGCCGACGACGAAAGCGTCATCCGGTATGTCGCCCATCAACTGGCGGCCGGTACGCCTACGGCCGGCGTCGTCCGTCACGGACAGAGTCGGCTTGTAAACATCCGTCTCGATGGCGTGAGGGATGTAGGTATGGTCAAGCTCTGCCTGCTGCATCAAGCCCGCGCCGAACTGGCTCATAGCGACCGGATGAACGTTCGGCTTCTGCAGAAAGTTAGCGACCTTGTGCGGGATCGGCATATGGTCGATCGGCACCCATGAGACGACCGGCATCTCGTCGAAGCGTGGATGCTGAAATACCCATACGTCATACAGGGTGAAGACGTGGTGCCGATAGTTAGGGTGCTGCTTCGACCAGTCCACGAAGTAAGGATGTATTACATCGTTTGAGTACGGATCGAAACCGCGAGGGAAATGCTCGATACCTTCCCACCCGGACATCGTCGCCTCGAGGCCGTAATTCGCAGCGACCGCCATAGCGTGACCGTCGGCCACCATGCGCGAGACGACTTGCTTCGTTTGTGTTCCGTATCCGGTCGGAGCCCATGCGGCATTCGATACCCACAGGCCCGCGATCGGTGGCTGTCCGTTTCTGGCTTGCCGACGTCGCTCGGCACGATTCATGGCAGGTTTCCTCCTTGAGCAGGTAGGGCAGGTGTGAGGATGGCCGGCCAGCCTGCCCTCCGGCCGGCCATCCCGTTAGTTTGCAGCCGGTTTAGGAGCCGCCTGCAAAGTATTTCACAGCGTCGCTCTGGCCGAGATCGCCCCAGACGCGAATGGTCAAGCGAAGACCGATCTCGTCTGATGCGAAGTAGGCATCGTCGGAACGAGCCAGCTCTACGCCGCCAACTTGGCGAACGTGGTAGCTGGACGTCGCTCCGAAGAGCACGCTCTTGGCGCCAGCGCCTGCGACGGCCGGTACGTCCGGGTTCTCGTAGATCGGGAAGCCCATGAACGAATCAGGAGCGCCGACCTCGGCTGCCGGAACGTACAGGTACTGACCTGCACTGTCCTTGAGCTTGCGCAGAGCGCCCATCGTGGTACGCCGCATCATGAATCCGGCACCGAGACGGACGTAAGCGCCGTCGACGGAGTGAGCCAGATCGATCAGGTTATCGGCAGTGAACGTGCCGGTAGCGGTCGATCCCGTGATGCCCGAGCCCGCGGCCGTAACGATGCCGTTCGGCTCGGCTGTGCCGGTGCCCACAGTCAGCAGGTTATTAACCTTGATGCCGACTGAAGTGCCGAGCGTGCGGCCAAGGTAGGCCACAACGTCGATGCCCGAATCCTCGAGCAGCTCGCGGCTGACCTTGGTCAGGACAGCGACCTTCTGGCTCTTCAGCGTCAAGCTGGAGAACGTCGGATCCAGCGCAGAGATCGTGGTCGCCTCGTCGATCGCGGTCGCGAGCGGCCGGGTCGATTCCACGGGAACCTTGATATCTTCGCCAGAAGCGGTGTTCAGAAGGGTCACGATGCCGCCGTCGAGCATGGGCCCGACCAGCTGCAAGCGCTCCTGAATGACGTCGTAGAACGTCTGAGGCACGATCGAGGAGTCGTCGCTGGTGTTCAGATCGCGACGCTCGAAGCTGTGCGAGCGGATCTCGCCGCGCAGCAACTGCCGCATGACGTCTTGCTCACCAGCCGGACGTGCTTCACGCGCTTCACGAACCTCGGGAGCGTCCACAAGGGAAGCCTCGATGTCCTTCGAGCGCTGCTCGGCAGCCTGCAGATCGTCGATCTTCTGGCTGCGCTCATCGATGTCGGCCATCATGCGTGCGTAGGACTGCTCTTCTTCGGCGGTCAGATCGCGGGATTCCGCGGCCGCGCCGTCGAGGAGAGCCTTAGCCGCATGCCAAGCCTGCTGCCGCGCCTCAACTTGGCGCTTCAGGTACTCCATTTTATTCTCCTTACGAGAGTGTCTGATTTGTTTACAGGATCCGCAGCGGCTCCGCTGGCGGCACGACCCGTCGGCTCCGACGTGATCGAGTGTGGACGTGTCCGGAATCGAACCGGAGTTTGGACTTTTCTAAACTTGTGGTTCAGATTTGTCCACTGACCTTGCACGCCCTGAGCAGGTTTAGAGAGTCTTTCCGAGCAGATCAAGCTGCTTCATAAGCAACGAGATCGGAGTCGAGGAAGCGGCTTCTTCTTCGGGATCGTCTATGACGCCGGCTGCTCGGTCGACGACCTTCCGCAAGATGTCCGCCTGATCGTCGGTAATGTCGCCGGCTTCCAAAGCCGACAAAGCATCAGCGAGATCGATAGCGTCCGTCTCTGTGCGCTTCGCGATCACGCGCAGATTGCGAACAGAAGCTGTCGTCTGAGGGTAAGCCGGCACGGAAGTCACGACGGACACTTCATGCAGCCGGACTTCTTCGAGCGTCCGCTCGGTCTGATCGGCGCTCCAAGAATCTTGCACAGTCGAGAAGCCGAAGCTCATTCCTTGGATGTCACCTCGAGCGACCAGCTCGCGGATATCGTTTCCGTCGGTCGTGTTCGGCAGATCGATCTCCACCCAGCCGCCCTCGGCTCGATCCTCGATCCGCAGAGTCTTAGCGCGAGTAGAACCGAGCAGCCTCGTATCGTCGTGATTTACATAAGCACGGATATCGTTCTTGCTCTTGAGAGTGCGAGTGAACGCTCCAGGAGCGATCCGCTCAGTGAAAGGCAGCGGCAGGCTCGGCTCCATGTAACGCCATGCGTAGCCACCGAATGTCATACCGTCGCCGTCTTCCGACGCCCGCATCTCACAGATCGCAGCATCGAACGTCCTGATCTCGACGTTATCCATAATCTTCCTTTCGTCGCGAATCCTTGCGACTTCTCTTTCCAACCAATTACGAGCCGGCTCCGGGTCGAGCGGATCGATACCCCACAGATAGTGCGCGACAGCGCCGGCACCTGGCCAGCCGTCCGCATCTGGGTTTGTGTTCTGCTCAGCGTCCAGATCGACTGCATGACGCGCAGCCCATGCGTTAGCCCTGACCACTTTGTCATCTGACATTTCGCCTCGAGCCATCGCTCGAGCTTCGCGAAGTGTGCCCTCTGTTAAACCGTCGCCGCCGAAACCTTCACGATTCAGCTCTAGCCCTCGAGCGGCGGCCCGTCGGATGTAGCGCGGGATGTTCTCTGCTCGATCCTCGTCCTCGCGTGAGCGCCAAGCGTTGCAGTAGTGATCGCCTCGGACGTACTCTTCCCAGCGGCGGCACCACGCCATATCGTCGCGAATCATTGACTCGTCGTAGAAGAAGCAATTTCCGCAAGCGCGACCCTCCGGGACGTCGTCCTCGAGTGCCGGCCGGTAGTTATCTGGTAGATCACGCTGGCTGTAATCTCCACCCGGCTCGAGATCCTCAGCCAAGGAAACTGCGATCATCTGATCGATAGCATCCTGCTTGGTCGTATGACAGCCGACGACTTCGCCGTCCTCTTTCACGACCGCATAGCCAGCACAGTCAGCCATCTGGCCTTCATCGGTCACGAAGTAAGGCATCAGACGCCTTGCTTCTGCGTTAATACGCCTAGAGGCAGATCCTTATCCGCCACTGCCCACAGCTCTTCGTTTGCCCATAGAGTCAGTTTGACAGTTTCGCCCGGATCAAGATGAATGCTGTTTGTTGTAGTCACGCTGGAGTCCGGCCCATAGAAGATATATTCGTTGCTGGCTTTCTCCATGTTATGGATCGTCACATGCTGCGGATTAATTGACGCTTCTACGACTCGAGCTACAGCAGTCCCAACAGTTATTTTCTCTGATGTCATACTCACAGGAGCTCCAAGAGTAAAGCTTCGTCCTCGAGTCGTCTGCGCTCGAGGGAATGATCCCGGATCCGAGGCTCGATCGGGATCTGGATACTGCGGCGGCCGGACACGATCGCCCTAGTCGATGTAGATCCGCTAGCAGTGCCAGCATATCCGCAACGCCCTAAGGCTTGACCTCGGCTTGAGGCTGAGCCTTTGACTGTGCCGCCGCGGCGGATCGGCTTTGCTGGTTGCACATACCAGCGAGCCATAGCGACGCCGCCGGCTTCAGGCTCTGGCTCCGGCGCTGGTGGCGTCGGTTGAGTGCCGGTAACTGATCCGTTCGACGTCGACGAGCCCGTACAGGATCCCGTACAGTCGATCGATCCTGTGACCGATCCGCTCGACGTCGACGAGCCAGCGATAGTCGCTGTGTTGCCTTCCTCGCCGGTAACAGTGCCAGCAGAGGCTACAGAGCCGCTGACAGATCCTGAGAGGCCCGGAGAACCGGCCGCCGACCCATCCGTCGAGACAGAGCCGGCGGCCGTTCCCACATAGCCGACAGAGCCTGAGGAGGAACCCGTCGACGTAGTCGAGCCCGAGGAGCTTCCACCGTAACCTAGGAAACCGACAACAGAACCACTCGAGCTCGAAGATCCAACTATAAAGCCAGTGCCGAAACCGCCCAGCGCATCCTCGTCGAGGACGCCTAAAGCCTCGTCATCGAGAGTGAAGAGGCCAGCCATCAGCTCACGGATTCAGAAAGATTCCCACTGGCGATCGTGTAAGTGCCGTCCGTGGCGTAAGTCTGCTGAGTGTCGAGCGCCCGCGATCCGTAGAAAGTGCCGCCCGAAACTGCCGACCAGTAACCGAGATGAGTGATCGTCGTCGAACCCGGCACATCGAAAACGATCTCCGCATCAGAAACAGCAGTACCATTGGAAGCAGCAGCCCAGCTGATCGATTCACGCGCATACGATCCGCCGGAAACTTCGCTGCTGCCGGCAGCGTTCGGCTCGGCCGTATGAAGTGATGCGTAGGACGCAACAGCCGTCAGGCCGCCGACTTGAGCATTAAGCCCGTTATCGTTCAGCGCCATCAGTCCTCCACGATCCTAGAAATGTTGCCGTCTTCGTCACGCTCGACAGTCTTCGAGCGCGTCGGCTCCGGAGTCGAAACGTTCACCACTGGAGCCGGCATCGACCGGATCGCGGTAGCGATAGCCGTCGCGAATTCCGCCGGCTCGTAATCCCGAACCGGGTAAGCCGTCGACGGATCCGCCGGAGACTCCGCCTGCTGCGCCGCGTTCTGCAGCTGGACAGTCGGCAGGCCAGTATGGTCGATGCGATCGAGGCCGACCGCTTCAGCGGCAGCCGTCGGGTCATAACCCACTGAAACTAGTTTCGTAATCATCTCGACGCGCTTCTCCAGCTCGACGACGTTCGCTGCGCCTAGATTCACGTTCGCCAGAGGCACCCGGTATTCGTCGCCGCCGTTCTGAACTGGCCGCAGATCCTCGAGCCTGTGAATGTCATTGATTGACAGGAAGCCTGCCTGCATGCCGACGCTGTAAGCCGAATAACGATCTTGCAGTGAAGCGCGAAGCAAGCCGTCGACGTTAAACCGGAGGAACGCTTCACCCGGCAGGAGTCTTGAGTACGCGCCCTCAAGTTTGGAGATGTAGGGCAGAAGTGTGTAAGTGACGAACTGCCGCGATGACTCCTCGACGCTGGCGTATGACATAGCGCCGGCTCGAGTCGACTGCAGCATATGAACTGGGATCCGGAAGATTCGAGCGACTTCCTCGACCGCGAACTCTCGAGACTCGAGCGCTTGCGCGTCGGAAGGGTCGACGCTGGTCTGCTGGAACTTAGCGCCAGCCGACAAGATGCCCGGCCGGTGCGCTCGCCTTAGACCCTTGTGGCCCTGCTCCCATGCGTCTTGCAGATTCTTAGCCTGCTCCGCCGTCAACTCTTGTGGAACCTCGATCACTCCGGAAGTCGTCGAACCGGATCCGAAGAAAGCAGCAGCGAACTCCTCGAGCGCTTTCGTTAAACCGAGAGTCTCGCGCAGCTCCTTGATCCGCGAAGTGCCGCGCAACTGGCCCGGCTGCCGTAGCTCCGTGATATGAACGATGTCGTCTTCGGTCAGCCGTCGTCGGCCGTCATCGATGACGAACTCGATCCGGCCCGTGTCGCTGCTGCGCACCACGCGCACCCGGCGAGGATCCATAACCGACAGAGCCACGATGTCGCCCGTATCGTTTCGGATAATGCGAGTGAAACTGTTTCCATCGACCAGCAGCGAAACGAGCAAAGCCTGATAATGATCGGAACGCTGCTGCGACATATCCGGCTCCGGCCGGTCAACCCACGCCGGCTTAGGCCGGAACGGTAGCCGCTCGCCGTCCTGCCGGTAGAACGTGTCCATAGGAAGAGTCGATATCGAATCGGATATCAAACGGATGGCAGCGTAAACCGGGCCGATCTTGAGGCTGTTCTCCTCATTGATCATGACGCCGGCTCGCGTGCCAGCAGGAGCATCCCGGCCGATCTCGAAGAGCTTCTGGAAAGTGATAGCCCTCTTCTCCGGCGCTGTAAAAAGGTTATTCAGCACTCTTAGCCCTTTCCACAGCGACGCCGATCAGCACAAGGAAGAAACCGCCGACGATGAAACCGGCGGCCGGAGCGATCAAAGCAGCACCAGTGGTCACTGCTGCCGCGCCCATGAATTGCAGCAAACCGGCCATCAACACTCCTAAGCGAAAAATTGCGGAGCCGCCATCGGAGCGGCTTCCCGGTAACTAGTGGCACGATCGAACGCACCCACAGCGCACACAGCGCCGTCGATCTTCCTCGGCGAATTCTTGGACTCTTTCACGATACGAGGCCCGAGCCGGTCAGTCTTCACGACTGCTTGCTGCAGATGCCGGCTCAGTTGCGGATCGTGGTCGTGCTCGATGCCGCCGCTCATGACAGCGTCGTAGAACTTCGCGCAGCTCGGCACCATGCGAGCCGGCGAGCTGGTGGGATACTCAACGATCGGCAGACCAGCATCCGCCAGAGACTGCATGGAACGCTGCCAGCGGAAAGGGTCGAACGGTACTTCCACGACGTTCCAGCGTTTGCACGCCTCGAGGACAGTCGCTTCGACTTCGCCGATGTCGACTCGCCAGTCGTCCGTGTCTTCCGGCTGCTTCTCCCACGCCGCCACTTTCCAGATCCGCGGCTTCTCCTCGACAGTGCAACCAGCGATAAACGTCGAGTCGCCCGAGAACGATCCATCGACGAACAGCACCACCGGCACATCGTCGACTGGCGGATCCGTCTTATCGAGCGCGTCCCACGCGCCAGTAGGCAGCCACGCCGTTTGCGCGTTCACCCACTGATTCATCCGCTTAGTGCGGAACTCATTTTCCGGAGTGCGCTTCACAGCCGAAGCGAAATCCTCCGGATCCTGCAGATCACCGAAACCCGGATTAGCTGACTTCCAGCTGGCCGGGCTGCGATGATCGGCGCTGTCCTTCGACTGCCACCACGCCATGAAGAAACTAGGATCA